GGAATGACCTTGATGCCGTGGGCCTGCCAATAGGCACCCAGCCAGTGCTTGCGGTAATGGTTGTAAATCTGGATAATGCGGGGAAAGTCTGTATATGTGCTGAAATCGGGGGTGCATACGGTATCGAACCGCGCCATCATGCCGAGGTAGTTATCGGGATGCGCCCAGATGCGGTTGAACTGGTAATCGTCAACGAAAAAGTGAACGCCATGCTCTGACGGCTCCTCGCACCCTTTGGCGTAGTTGAAACTTATCCAGTTTTCAGCCGTAGTCAATTCAGGCCGCAGGATGGGGATGTCGAACCGCCCAGCGCCGGGGAAAATGCCCTTGTTGAGATTTTCGTAATTGCGCTCTGTGCGGTACACCATAGACCTCCGGGAAAGCAATAAAAATGCGCCGCAGTTGTGACACTGTGGCGCGTAATATAGGGGCAGGTCAACGGCGGCAGTACCGGCGTCGGCCCTCGCGGCGAACCGCGATAATAACCAAAATCAGGCGCGTCATACGGGGAAAGGAGAAAAAGCCCGTTTTGCCGTGGACGCGCCGCGAGGTGAAATGCCCTCAAGCCTCGCATGGTTGCACAGGCTGGAATCGAACCAGCTACTTGCAGGGTATGAACCTGCCGAGCTACCAATGCTCTACTGTGCGATATAATATAGGCCACTGATCGGAAACCGCCAGCGGTGGAACCGCGTGAATGGATTGCAAACCGCAATTTGCCACCACTGGGGAGGTGCGGATCACTTGTGCCGCCGCAATGGCCGGACGGCGGCAATGGCCTAATGGCACCGCGTAAGGGCCTCGCACCCTACCGCGCTTTTGGGAGCGCAGCGCCCTGTGGCTATCGCGGCAAATTTAGTGCAGGGGTCAAGGGCCTGCACAGCGCCGGGCGTGAGAGGCGCACCCAGCGTATAGGGCTTTTGCCACCTCGGCGCAAACACGAACGCCGCCGCGCTTATTCACGCAGCGGCGTTTGGAGGTGACAGCGGGGAAAGCACGAGCGAGGGAGCGCCCAGAACTCCCTCGCCCTAAACCCGCAAATACATAATACGCGCATGGGAGCGAACAATCAATATTTTACGTTGAGTTGTTCGTTTTGTTCGCTTTTTTTTCTATGCGGTTTTTGCTAAATAGCGCTTGCAGGCCACACGGCAGGCATCGCCAGTGTATCCCGCGCCCACGCTTGCGCCCACCTGCGCCCACGACAGGCCGTCCACAAAGCGCAAGTGCATAATGAGCCGTAACTGCGCATCGTCCACGCCGTCAAGGTACGCCGTGATACGGTCACGCTCTGCCATAGCGCGGGCCAGCTTGCCCCTGATCTGCTCTTTCAGCTCGATAATGGCTATCGCGTCGCTTTCGACACTCGACCCCGCACCGCCGCCACCGGGCATCCCGGACATATTCGGCCCACGGGGGGATGTGGCGCGAGCATCAAGCTCTGCAAGGTGCTGTTTATCACGGTCAATCTCCAAATTCAGCCAATGGAGCTGAGATAATTCTTTCATCGTCATAGTCAGACGGCCTCCTTTGCCGTGATGATTTTTGCTTTTAGTGATTCCAGCAGGTGGTTTTGTTCGGTGACGCGGCCCATGACCGTTGCGATGGCATCCTCATCCTGCCCGCCCTGCACGACCAGCGAATGGATGACGACGGGATGCGTCTGCCCCTGTCGGTGTAGCCGCTTGTTCGCCTGCAGATAAACCTCCGCCGAGTATGTCAGCCCAAACCAGATGATGTGATGCCCGCCGTGTTGCAGGTTGAGGCCGTAGCAGCAAGACACGGGATGGGCCAGCAGAATGTCCACCTCTCCCGCGTTCCATGCCCGTTCATCGTCGGGGCCATTGTATACGCGCACCCGCAGACCCAGCGGCTCAAGGGCGGCGAGGATGCGGGCGAGGTCGTGCTGAAACCAGTAGAACAGCAAGGCGTGTTGACCGTGCAGACCCTCGATCAGCTCCACCAGCGCGGCCAGCTTGCAGTCATGGACGGGGATAACCTTGCCATCCTCATCATACACGGCGCCGTTGCAAAGCTGTAGCAGCTTGCCTGCCAGCACTCCCGCCGTGCCCGCTGTGATGGTCGATTCGTCCACTTGCAACAGTGCATCCCGCTCCAATCGCTTGTACGCGGCGGCAGCAGGGCCGTCCAGCTTGACAGGTATCTCATCATAAATGCGGTCAGGGAGGGTCAAATAGTCATCGCTGGACAGGCTGATGCAAATATCACTGATGGCGGCATAGATGGCATCTGCCGCGCCCCGGCGGGCCTTGTAAGTAAATATTTGCGATCTGCTGCGCTTGTCCGGCTCAAAGTACATATCGCGGTAAACAGAAATCGTGCGGCCCAGCCGCTGCCCACCGTCCAGCAAGTAGACCTGCGCCCACAAATCCATCAAGCCGTGCGGCGAGGGGGTGCCGGTCAATTCCACAATGCGCTTGATTTTGGGTCGCATTGACCGCAGGGCCTTAAACCGCTTGGCCTGATGGTTTTTGAATGATGACGATTCATCCAGCACGACCATATCAAACGGCCACGCCTTGCCGTACTCTTTGACAAGCCACTGCACATTGTCCCGATTCGTCACATAGATGTCGGCATCCACTGCCATCGCGGCGCGGCGTTGTGTAGCTGTTCCCAGCACCTCGGAGCAGCGCAGATGCCGCAGATGCTGCCACCCTGAAATTTCGGTGCGCCATGTTGCCTCGGCAACTTTCTTCGGCGCAATGACGAGGCATCGCCGAATTTGCCACGCATAATACTTGAGATAGTTAAACGCGGTCAGCGTCATCACGGTTTTGCCCATGCCCATGTCCACAAAAAGCCCGGCAGCGGGGTGATCGATGATGTGCTGGATGCAAAACTGCTGATAGGGGTAGGGGTGGAACTCTTTACAATCCATCTTGCCGCATGACCTCCTCGCAATGGCTGAGAATCGTCTGCACCTGTTCCGGGGTCGATACCGTGCTGAACACGGTAAAGCCCAGCCGCCGCATCTGATTCTGTACATACGTCTGCCGCATCCGCTCACGCTTGCCAACCTGTTTAAGCTCCACGAACACGACACGACCTCCCGGCAGCAAAATCAACCTGTCAGGCACCCCAGACGTGCCGGGGCTTTCAAATTTCAGGCATTGCGCCCCGCCGCCCAATTTCTTCACACCGTCACGCAGCTTGCGCTCGATGACCTTTTCCAATTCCGGCATCCTAATAACCTCCCATCTTTTTCGCGGCATCGCCGCCGCGCTTGTCCACCTGACTGACACACGCGCACGCGCGTATAGACCCGTAAATACGGGGGTATATGCGCTCTCACGCGCGTTATTTTACTTATTTTTATTTTTATTTGTTTTAAGTGTCAGAAGTGTCAGTTATAGATATATTGCAACGATACATCGTTAAAATTTAGGCTGACACTTTAACTGACACTTGTATTTTGCGTGTCAGTTGTGTCAGTGCGCTTGTTCACGATTTTTTCGTATTTGACTGACACTTCTGACGGTTCTGACACTTGGCATATAAGGAAGTGTCAGCTTTTTGGCCCAAAGTGTCAGTTGATTTTTGAACACATTACACCTGCCTGTTGAATCTACGATAACCGCGCTGCTGCTTGTACGGCCCAAACTTCATGCCTCGATTAGCCTCCCAGCCGGGGGTGCTTGCCAGCACGGCGTTGATTTCGCGGGTGTCTGCCTGCTTGATGTCACGGGGGGCACCGTTGAAAAGTTCGCACCAAACCTCGGCGGCACAGATGCGGTCACGGGGTATCGTCGGGATGTCCTGCCCCTTGCAAGCCCCAGCCCAGTAATCGCGGCGCTTGTCCAGCGGCCACTCAAGCCAGTTCGTGGGAACATCGCGTTCCACAAAATCGCGGATAAGACCCTCGCGGACGGATGCCTCGCGGTGATCTTCCTGCCGTGCGCGGGCCGCGTCCGCCAGATCGCCGGTCAGGAACAGCGGCTCTCCCATCATCCAGCGCATCTTTGCCTCAGCCCAAATCTGATTGATTTCGTCATCGGTCAGATCCCATGCACGGTGGATCAGTTCGCCTTGTCCCACATCCACGGGCCAGAAACGGCGGTTGCCCGTGGTGTCTTGCAGAAAATCGCTGACGTTGCAAGTGCCGAAAAAGACACAGCAGCGGGGCAGTTCCTTTACATTACGGCCATAGGCGGCACGGTAGCGGTCATAGCGCAGGCTCAAAAACTGCTTGATGCGGGATACATCTGTTTTGCGGAAAGCGTCAAGCTCTGCCACTTCGACCAGCCAAACGCCCTGCAAAAGCTCGGATGCCTCTTTGCCCTCAAATGTGCGGATGCTGTCGTTGTACCAGCCTTTGCTCATTCTGTCCAGCAGCGTGGACTTGCCGAGGCCCTGCGGCCCGCACAGAATCAGCATATTGTCGAACTTGCATCCTGGTTCCATCGCGCGGGCCACAGCACCGACAAACGCCTTGCGGGTAACGGCGCGGGTATAGGGGGAATCGTCAGCACCGAGGTAATCGATGAACAGTGTATCCAGTCGGGGCACTCCATCCCACGCCAGACCCTTGATGAAATTCTGCACCTCGTTAAATGCGTGTGTAGCCGCATGGATGTCCAGCCCCGCGTCGATGGCGTTGCGCTTTGTAATCTTGTATCCCTTTTCCATGTACCAGTACATTGCGCTGATGTCCGAATCAGCCCATGCCCGCCGCTTGAATTTGTCGGGGTCTTTGTCCCACGGCAGGGGGTACAGCACCTCGCCGCGCCCGCTGAACTCATTCAGCATGAACCGCCCGCACAGGCGGGGGTCATTGTTGAGAATCAGCAGAACATTGTCGATGGTCTGTTTGATTTTACCGTTTTCATCGCGCTGGATATAGCCCAGCCATGCGTTGGGGTCGGTCTGCTGACCGTCATCGCCGATGACCTCGCCCTGCACAGGCTCGGCGCCGTCACTGTCGCCGGGGGTCTGCTGAGGCCCGTTGCCGGGGACGGGAGCGATAGCGCCAAAATCGGCCTGCAACTGGGCAAACTGCTCTTTGTTGTAGATGGCCTGCACCGCGCTATCCTGCATCGCCATTTCGCACATCGCCTTATAAGACGGGAGTTTGCTGACCGGGGTGTTGCCGGGGGCGCTGTCGTCCTTATCGCCGTACAGGTGCAGGCGAACAAGATCAAAGGCGTTCACAAGCTGCATAGAGCAGGGGTCGGTAGCGTGATGGCTGTACAGGAATTTGCCGTTATCGTAGATGATAGCGCCGCCCGCCGTGCTACCGCCCGTATAGGTGTACCGCTCCTCACTGCCCATGATGCACGGGGTATAAATACCGGGCAGAAACTTGTCCATCGCCGTGCGGATGTCATAGGCGCGGCAGAACGCGCCCACGATGCCGGGCTTTGTCAGCGGGTCGCCCTGCTTGAGTGCCATCTTTTGGTAGTTCGGGGCAGCGCCGGGAACCTGCGGCCACTCGACCATGTTGCGCCAGTCTGTGTAAGTTCCCAGCAAAAACGCCACAGATGCCAGCGGCGCATCCTTGAAACGGAACACATAATCCGAATCCACGCAGGCGCTCGGCCAGTACATGAGGCGGCTCGCCTGAAATGTGGTAGGGTCGGCCTTATCAATGCCGATCAGCCACGCCAGCCGCCGTGCCAGTGGCTCGTACTCATCGGGGGTAGCAGTACGGTCAAGGGGGATTACAACGCGCAGGCGGGGCTTATTGGGGCAATGCTTGCGCGTGGAGTAGATCGCATAGCTGCATCCGATGGCATTCACGCGGCTCACGATTTCATCGGTGCCCCAGCCGGGGATATTATCGAAGTCAAGCGTCACAAGGTCACGCCCGGTCACTGCATTAGTCTTGCGCCGTCCGCCGTTGAGGGAACCGCCCACGAACCCGCCGACATCCTTTAATGCGTCCTGCTGAGGTTTCGGCAGGTGCATATATGCGTCGAGCGTTTCCGTCGAACGGACAGGATTCCGCAGGCGGTCATACAGCTCTGCCACGGTCATCAGCTGAGGTTTCCAGTTGAGATCGTTTCGGGATGCGCCGGTGGTGATGGTAATTTGTCTATCGAATTGCATGACCGTTTTCCTCGCTTTATCGTTATAATGGGGTTTCGCTGTTAGGCTGTTCACGGCTGAACAGCTCAGATGCAACGGATGTCAGGTATCCGGCAATTTCGGAAAGCTCAATGCCCTTGGTTTCCCACCGCATGAGCGTGTACACGGCCTGCCCCGGCTTTTCGGGGTCGGGGCTGCGGGCAATGCACACCAGATTTTTAGGATTCTGCTTTGCAATGGCTGTCAGCCATGCCGCGATACCCTTTGTGTACTCATTGCCGTTCGGGTCGAGGATGACTACGGGATAAACCTCGGCATCCTCTTTTTCGTTCGGTGTAGCCATATCTCAGATCTCCTCCTCATTTGTAGATGTCGCCGCTCTGCTTGTGCCGCAGGGTGATTCGACCCACGACCTCAAACCCCGCCAGCCCACAGATGTACTTGACCGTGTGGATAAGCGCGGCGATAGCATCGAACCGTGCCCGGTATTCACTGGTTGCTGCCGCCTCAATGCCCTGATATGCGGTAGGATCAGCATAGCCCTTGTCGTTGTAGTAGGGGTTGTTGCGGGAGTTGAACGCAATCAAATCCTCATGGATGTTAGTCATTGTTCGTTACCTCTGCAAGCCAGTATTCGCGGCGGCAGTCGCCGCAGCTTTTTCCATTTGTGCATCCAATGCTTTTATCAATGATGCAAGGGTCAACACACAAAACCCCATCATCTTCATCTACTAATGCGTTTGGAAATATCTTCAAAAACCCTCTCTGGCGTGTCTTTAACTCACTCTGGCGGGTCTTGATGGGAATGTTAGTTATCGTCGCTCTCCTTTGCGCCCACAGCGGCGCTCTGTGTGGCGGTTTCGGTTTCGCTCGGTACATTTGCTGTCGTAACAGTTTCGCCCTCAGACGGGGCATCTGCGGGGCTGTCAGCGGGCGCCCAGCCCGTGGCCTGAATCAGCGCATCATACCGCATCATTTCGTTTACGACCTCGGCCACAGTAGGGGACGGGGCTGCCTTTTCCGGCTCAAAACCAAAATGCTCGTTGAGAGCCTGTTTGCGCCAGTATTGAGCCATGCGGACAGCGTGATTTCGTTCATCGGCATGGCGATATGCGGTGGCTTTCCAGATGCGGGTTTCCTGCTTGGCGAACTCAAGGCGCGTTTTTAGGGATGCGATTTCAGATTCCGCGCTCTTTTTGGTGATGTAGTGCTGAATCGTAGCGCAGACAGTACCCAGCACCAGCAGACCGCCCCAGACAATATCAGTGTTCACAGCTCATCCTCCCAATCCTCAGAGATGCCCTCGTCAAAATCTTCATCTGCCGGTTCAATGAACAGGCAGTGATGATCGTCAATCGGGATGGACGCGCCGTCGGGGCAAGCCTCGACCTCTCCCGTGGATTGCTCGGAATAAATAACCTCACCATCATCGGGGGACATCTTTTTTGCATCCTCGGCGGATTCGGCATAAGCCATAAAAAAGCCGCTGAACGGTACTTTATACAGACATTTCATTTTCAGTAAACCTCATTTCTTTGCTAAAAATCGTTGCTGAGGGCATCATTACTCAAATCTTCAAGCCTATTGGCGGCAGTTTCAATAAGGCTCGAAAAGGCTGTGATAGGCATACCCATGACGGTGTTACCGATGCGATAGTCATAGCATCCACTTTTCATTTCACGAAGCCTTTGAATAATAACTGTATCAGCATCAAAGCTATAATCGTGGTCATGAGATTCTTCATGCTGTTCACACTCGGATGCAGAACTAAACTCTTTGCCACAAAACTCGCAGGCGTACATCGTGTATTTGTTCATTTCTTGTCAGCCTCCTCACTCTGCTGTTGTGTAGCTGTTGCCAGCAAATCCTGCAGCCGGGGGTGTCTGCCGCAGGATTTGCCCTCGGTGCAATATTGGTATTTCGGGTTGATTTCACATTGCGGAACCATCATCGCCGCGATTTCGGGGGATGGGACAGCGAGGCAGTATTTCATGGCGTTAAACATCGCGCGGATTTCGGATTGCGCTCTGTGGCACATCCGAAGATGGCTGGCCTCGATCAGCGCCCGTGCATTCATAGACACATACAGTTCAGTGGGTGCGCCATTGGGTAGAACCATCCGTGCGTCCTCTTTTGCCACACCGTCCTTAATCAAGCGATCATAGGCATCCCATGCGTAATCGTAGGCATCGGCGATTACGCCGTCCTGATCTTCATTTGTGGATGTGGGGAGAATTGGCTCGGCGTGGCTCTCATCACAATAGCGCTGACTGCGCACGGAGAAGCTGAAATGCCGATGTCGGGTCAACTGGGCGAGGCAAGCGCGGCTGATGCCCTCGATGTGGAACGTGAAGTAGATGTGCTCATATACACTCAGATGCCCGGTTTTGGCGCAATTATGGGCGATTTTGAAATCCCAGAAATCCGGCTTGCTGTCATAGCACACACTCGCAGCCTGCTCAATAACGCGCATGGGGTTGGGCGTTACGCCTATCAGATTCGTGACCGTGCCGCACTGACCGGGGAGAGGGCGGGAACAGGCAATCAGTTCAACTTTCATGGCTCATAGCCTCCTTTTCGATGCAGGCGTTGCCGCCCATCTGCTGGTAAGTGGTAGCGTTTGCGTTATCGGGTACGATTTTCAGCAGCTTGTCATCGCCGCCCAGCGAGAGAAACTTATCTTTGTACCAGTTGGCTTTTGACAATTCCTGCGTTGCACCGTCTTTCAGACCGCAGCGGTATAAGTATTTGTAGCAGCTCAACAGGCAAAAATACCGCACGGCGGCAGTGCCGAACCGCTCCTCCATCTCGACGATGCACTCTTTCTGGCCGGGGCGGTTGTAGTGGTCGGGGTGATTCACCATCTCCGGCTCGTCATCCTCCCGATCTCTCCCGAATAACGGCTGTGTAGCTGCTCCAAGCGTCGCCACAATAGCTCCT